ATCGCCTTCTTGCGGCTGAACAAGCAGGACATACCCATGTCCCTGTAACTGTATGGTCTACAGGCTACGGTGGCGGTATTGCAACACGAAAGAAAAAGGGAATTGGATCTCCATTAACTTTGACAAGAAGTTGGGCAAACTTTCCAGGAGATACCTACCAACCCAAGGAATTACATCCTGGTCACTTTAGGGAGTTACAAGGATGAGCGCCGAAGATAACTTGTCGGGTAACCAGTTTAAACTCTACCATGGAAGCAATACTCACATCAAGGTACCAGGCATGGTAGAGGCTAGGCTTCAAGGCTTTGACAATAATAAAGATATAGTAGGAAAACACGTGGCTTTTGCGACAACGGATTTATCGGAAGCACAACTCTACGGTAAGAACGTGTACGAGGTTGAGCCAGACGAGCACACTGAGAAGTTTTCAATGCCTAACGTCTATATCAGTAAAAAAGGTTTTAAGATTAAAAGCAAACTTCCAGTGTCGCGTCCACGTACCTTTGCAGAACCCAAGGACATTGAACCACGTGGAAGAGTCAAAAAATCCGTAGTAAAACGCACTCCACCTAAAGAGACTAAAGCATGAGCGCCCTAAGCAATCTTCAGTTCAACTATGAGGAAACACCTTCAAAGCACCGTATTTACGCTACATCAGGTGACACAAAGGTCGGCGGTATAGAGTGGACGAAAGAAGAGGGTGATGTACGGGGTCTTATGGTCAACCCTGAACATCGTCGTAAGGGTGTAGCGACCGCTCTATGGGACAAGGCTCACGAAATTGCGGAAGATAAAGGAATTACAAAACCCGTTCATTCGGATGTAAGGACAGAAGAGGGCGACGCTTGGATCAACGGGTATAAAGGAGAGAACAAATGAGTCCACGTAACCTCAACCCTGAGCAATTTGATATTGACCATACAACCAGTCCTCTCACCTACCCAGCATCATCAGGGCCTGTGCAGAGACTGGTGGTGCGCCACCCTGAGGCCACTGCTGGCGTAGAGAAGCCAGAGAGTTACCTCGATGAGACGCAGCGAGTAGTGAGTCGCGGCAAAACTGGTAAGCCATTGAAGAAGCCAAAGGTAGAAGTCAAACCAGGCGCAGGAGAGAATGCCGCTGGATTCGTTGACTACGAGAAGCACGGCGATGCCATACACATCCACTACATGAAGACAAGAAACCATCTGCAAGGCAGTGGCGTGGCTCAAACCGCCCTTGAGACCTTGATCAATACCCATAATCCTTCTGCTGTAAATTTTGGCAAGATGATGGATCCAGCAGTAGGCCACATCATGGGCAAGGTAGGCCAGAAGCATCCTAATATCCGCGTCTCTGGCAAGGTCGAGTACTGATGAGCAACCTCAACCATAAGCAATTTAATATCCCTGCCAAGGAGATACAGCCAGGAGATCGTTTAGATGCTGCGGGTAAACTTCGTGTCCATGCGGCAAAGATGATCGGTGACAAGATGGTAGCCGCCCATAAGTTACGGGGATCAAAAGCCCCAGGTATTACTGAGTATGATCCAGAGCAGGTCATCAGAGTTTGGCGCAAAGAGTAATGCTCTCTAGAGAAGAGTTTCAAAACCATCTGCAACAGATGCGGACTGAGTCAGATGACATCGGAACTGCCCCAACAGATACACCTGTAGCCGCCAACAGTTTGGGCTAGGATCACTCTCCTATCCCAGGTCGTCTAACGGTAGGACATCGCCCTTTGGAGGCGAGTATCTTGGTTCGAATCCAGGCCAGGGAGCAATTGACAGGTTCAATACATCGTACTACGTTGAACCCATGGGATATAAGACTACTGATGAACAGAAAGAACTCATGTTCGCATTACGGGCTGAGGGCAAATCATTTCGCACCATTCAACAGATAACTGGGCTATCTAAAGGCACATTATCATACTGGTTCGGTAAGGGCCAGAAAGAGAAGACCATCAAGCGCGGTCGCACCTACCGCCTCAACCTCAAGAACTTCATCAATACATATAAAGAAGAGCGAGGCTGTCAAGACTGCCGCGACGAGGGCTATCCTGGCATGCATCCGTACTACGTACTGGATGCCGACCACGTGAAGGGCGCCAAATCCAATGAGATCTCCAAGATGTATCGCACCAACACGCTCCAAGAGGTGATGGTTGAATTAGAGAAATGCGATATAGTCTGCGCTAACCATCATAGAACCAGGACGCACAAGCGGCGCATCCTGCGCAAGGAAGTAGAGGCGGGAAGAGAATGAGGATCTTCGGATATACATTGAGAAAGCCATGGGTCAAGTACGTAGATCTAGACCTTGGCGAAGAATTAGTAGGAAATATCAGGAAGTCAATCGCCTCCGAGTATCTGGCAGAGATTATCTCTCTCGATTTGTGTGATGTGGATTGTGACGTCGTCGAGTATCTAGAGAAGACGGTGAAGCCATAATGGAACTTATTGATATCGGCCTAGCACTTCCTGTCATGGTGGCTGATGAGGACTTCATCGAGTACCTGGCAGAAGAGGGTCATGACGAATCGATCGATGAGGTGGAGGCCGCTGAGTACTTCGCCCAATGGATGAAGGAGAACTGTGAACATTGAGAAGTATCTACCCTACTTGCTAGTAGCAGTAATCGCCGTGAGCATCCTGGCCGTCTATATGGTGAACCGATAATGGACTACAAGAAGTTAGTACTAGAGAAGTTACTCGACCTGAAAAGCGACGCCTCTCATGATGGCAATCTCGTCCAACAGATTGAGACAATCACTGACTATATGTTCTACCTAGAAGATCGCTATATTCCAGAAGAAGCGCCCGAAAATCAAGAGGAGAAGAAATGACTGAAATCCGCCCATGGGGAACCTACGACGTACTTCATACAAAACTTAACCACCAGATAAAGACCATCACGGTAGAACCTGGCCAGAGACTCTCCTACCAGACGCATGAGCATAGAGCCGAGTACTGGGTGATTGTGGAAGGTCATGGGACGGTGACATTTAATGGGGAGCAAGCCGACTGCCGTGTGGGTGATGCCTTCGTGATTGAAATTGGCGACGCTCACCGTATTGCCAATACAGGTACTAACCCTCTCACCTTTATTGAGGTGCAGTTAGGTAATGTCTTGGTTGAGAGCGATATCGTCAGGTTGGATGATGATTATGGTCGTACTGATATCTGAGAAGAAATAACCCAGGGGGCGCGAGACTTTGACAAATAAAATTGCGCCCCGTGTTTCATACTTCTGCTATGACCATCACCTTCAAGTGCAGCAAGTGCTTCCATGACATGGAGAGCGGCGTCTGTGTGGTTGATTCCTGCAAGTGCATCTGTGAGATTGCCAAATGATCGAAGAGCCAAAGAAGACTAAGTGGGTTCCAAAGCCTAATAGCCGTCATCTAACGAAGTGGCACATCCACAGTTATCACAAGGGTGCTCCAGCCCAAGGTTGGGGTGGCGTTGGTCCTTCTGAGATTGAAGAGATGCATAACCAGATGCATGCTGATGGCGCATTCCAAGAAGGCCAGGAGCATAAGCACTGGGAGCCTAAGCGATAGGCTCGTCGCTAAACTGATCTAGTGGGATTCTCCACGAACCTTCTGGCGCATAGAGCCACTCATCACGTTGCACATCCTCCATCTTAATCCAACCAAATACCTCTACCTCTGAGTAGTAGTCGCGGTCTAGCACGCGAGCGCCCACGAGCAGCCATCCAGGTCGTATATCTTTAGGAAAGACTGGAATCTCATCACGAGTGCGGATGGATTTGACTTCAATGTTTGTGCCCACATCAGCAATGTCTTTTCTGAATGGGTGCTCTTCATTGGTGTAAAAAGGGAATGTGAATGACTGCTTGTAGAGTTTGGCTACGGCATACTCAGCAACGATCGTTCTGACGTTGGCGGCAATCTCTGGCTCTAACTTAGCCTTATTGTCTCCTGCATAATTAGGGCGGTCTACAGATCCCCACTTCATCATCCAGCGATTAAGGGCAATATCTGCGCAGGCTCTTACTTCTTCTTTGCTTAATTTTACTACTTTTGACATGTGGCAAACCTATCACACTGTCACAATGTGGGCATGAGCGAAGATTTTGAGATCCATCTAGACCCAGAAGACATTGCTGCTTATCAGCGTATGCACGAAGCAGGCAGAATGGCTGCTGCAGGTGCTGAGATTGAGCGCACTCGTTCCGTACACACTCATGACCACCAAGATCTTCTTGACCATCTTCAGTCTAATAATGGCCATATGATGGGTCGGCATGCTCAGTACCGCAATACCCATGAAGACTCTCACATTCCAGGTGTTCGTCCAATTGACCCTAACTATGATCATGAGTTGTCGCATCGTGAACTAATTGCATTACATCATCATGATCATAACCAATATCCAGATATGGAACATACGACTATTGACGGAGAACATTTCCACCATTAATAAAGAAAAGGAATAAGAATGGCACTAGGTAATGTAGGAAATCCAGTACCACCAGTAACAACCGCACAACCAGGAACAGCGGCTCGTATGCTCGAAGTTGCTAAGTCACAGGTTGGCGTTATTGAGGGTCCAAAGGATAACGAGACACTCTACGGCGCATTTACTGGCGCTAACTTCCAGGCATGGTGCGGCTCACTCATGATGTGGTGCGCTAAGCAGGCTGGTGTAACTATTCCTAACACTGTCTACACTCCAAACGGAGTCGCGGCTTTCAAGAAGGCTGGTAAGTGGGCAGATGCAGCAAATGCTCACCCACAGCCAGGAGACCTCGTCTATTTCTCCTTCGTTCCTCACGCCCTTCCTAATAGCCCAATCCAGCACGTAGGTATCGTGGTCAAGGACAACGGCGATGGCACCATCACCACCGTAGAAGGCAACACGACCCCAGACTCAAAGCCTAAGGGATCTCCTAACAACGGCGGCGAGTGCGCCATGAACGTCCGTGGCTACAAGGTCGATAACAAGCGCCATCTATGGTGCTCTGTGGTCGGTTTCGGGCGCCCAGACTACGTTGGAGCAACATCAGACCACCCAGCCACCCCAGCGGCTCCTAAGGCCCTTCCAGCCTTCCCAGGGACCATCAAGCCAGGGGACACGGGTGATGGGGTCAAGTTGATCCAGCAAGCCCTTGATTTGGACGCTGATGGCGATTACGGTCCTGCTACCAAGAAGGCTGTCATCGCTATCCAGGATAGCCACGATCACCTAGACTCTAACGGAATCGTAGGACCTGCTACTTGGGCTGAAATCATGAAACACCTTGATTAAGGTGTTATGCTCATAAGATGACGAACGAGTATTGTGGGACCCGTACAGGGTATAACAAACACTACGATGCAAAAGAAGTACCATTTCTACTCAGATTTGGACTAATCGGACATTTCCGACACCCTTTCGGAGCCCCTCCAGAACTGGTATTCTGGGGTGGTTCCTTATTAGGGGGTAGAGATGACAACCATCGTGGGAGTCCAGTACGAAGACAGATGCGTCATTGTTGCTGACAATCAAGTGACTGACGATCAAGGTCGCCGCTTTAATCATCCTGATATGAAGAAGATCGCCCAAAGAGGCGCATTCTTAGTTGCAGGCAGTGGTGAAGTCAGTCCATGCGACATCGTGCAGCACTTCTGGGTACCACCTAAGGTTACTGCCACCGATAGAAAAGACGTTTATCATTTTGTTATAACCAAGGCGATGCCATCCATGCGCAAGTGTTTGACAGAGAATGGCTACGACTTCAATGAGGGCAAGGGCGATGGCAAGGCTAACGAGCAGCGCTTTCACTTCTTGATCGCAGTCTGCGGAGAGTTATTCGACGTTGCTGATGATCTCTCAGTTTGTAGAACGGGCGATGGCCTGTATGCTGTGGGTTCTGGAGAGAACTACGCATTGGGCGCTTTGGCGGCTGGAGCCAATCCAGAAGAAGCAGTTGAGATCGCTTGCAGGTTTAGCGTCTACTCATCAGGACCACTAACGACTATGGAGCAATATAAGTGAGCGAAGAGACTCTTTATAAGTCAAACCGACAGAAGAAGATCGAAGAGCGTCAGGCTCTTCAACTAGATGCACTTATTGCAAAGCGCAATAAGGAAGCAGAGGACCGCTGGACTGCGGCCCAGATTCAAGCAGCAGGATTTCAATCAGTACTGGACTACGCAGTAGAGCAGTTTAACGAGCACAAGGAAGAATTAGACGAAGAGATGATTACCAAGACAGAAGAACAGATTGCAGAACGACAAGAACAGATCAAGACCTATCTCCTAACAGAGAAAGACAAGTATTTAGAGAGTATCGGCATTCAGGCTGACTGATAATAGCCTTATGAATAAAAACGACTCCTTTGAGACTGGCAAGAATAAGCGCGGTAAAAAGGCTGTCATCTTTGACCTAGATGGAACTCTGGCGGATATCAAGGACTACGAAGCCCTCCACAAGATCGATAGTGATGAGTTCCGTCAGGCTGCTGATCATGCCGATGCATTTCCTCACATGGTCGCCCTCGCTAAAGAGGCAAAGCAGAAGGGTAGAGATGTCATTATCTTGACCGCTAGGTCTGCCCACTACCGTTCTGATACCAAGAACTGGCTCCATAAGCATGGCGTGCCGTATGACCAGTTGTATATGCGCCCCATCGATAATGACGAGAAGGACAAGAAGATCAAGAAGCAGATTCTTGAGGAGCAGGTCCTACCCCATTTTGAGGTTAAGAAAGCCTACGATGACAAGAAGAAGAATGTTAAAATGTATCGTAAGGAAGGCATTGACGCCGAGAAAGTAAACTAGGGGAGGCTTTACCGTGGGGATACTCATGAAAAAGATTTTTGATACATACAAGTTATTCTGGAACGTCCTCATGCGTATCGTCGCAGCGTTTACAGCAAGTGCACTCGGAGTTATCGGTGCTGGTGCTATCGCCCACATCTCAACTCTTAAGGCTATGACAGTTGCAGGTCTAACAGCCACCGCAACAATCGTTGAAAAACTTGCTCGTGGATTTATGGATGATGGCAAGTTGACTCTCGATGAGATCAACGCCGCATTTGCTGCTGTTGACACCCAGGCCACAACTGCAGCAGACCTACAGGTTCAGGCTCGTCAGCAAGGTGCAGACATCACAGTCTCTGCTGCTACTGGGTCTATCGCTGTTGCGCCAACTCCTGCAGCACCAGTTGCAGATGCCGCTGCTCCAGTGTCAACTGAGGCACCAACTCCAGCAGTAATTGATCCTAACTACAACTAAACGTTACGTCCATCTGTGGAGTAAAAACCTCCACCTTTAAAAGATAGACCAAACGGAGAGAAGACTCTCGTAAGAGCGTAGCCGCATGATTCACAGAAGTATTCTGGTTCTGGGTCGTGAACGCTACGCTCTTTCTCTTGCGTAACATCGCATTCAATGCATGAGTATTCGTAAACCGCCATTATTCATCCTCCATATGTTTCTTTTCGCAATGCCGAGCCATCGATGGTACTACATAACGAGTACCACATAGTTCGCAGGTATACCTAGTTGTGTAAGCGTCTATGGTCCTATTATGCCCATACACGGGAAGAAAAAGAGGGCAAACTAAAGCCATGACAACTACCCTTGAAGCGCAGGTTGAGTTTACCGCGCTTGATCGGTGTGATAAGTGCGGCGCCCAAGCAAAGGTTAGAGCGATCCTTACTTCAGGAGAACTTCTCTTCTGTGGTCACCACGCTCGTGAGATTGGCACACCGCTAGTTTTACAGTCTCGCACAGTCTTTGATCCAGAAGGGGTTTTCAACTATGGGAAACAATAATCTTTCTGTGATGCAGTTCCAGCATGCTAGTAACGGCATGTACGGAAGTCCCGCTGGTCAATACGGTAACTACAACCAAGGAAACTTAAATGAGCAATCTTAGTCGCAAGCAGTTTGAAAAGGCTCACGATATTGAGGCAATGAAGCGCCATCGCGCTATGCGTCAAGGTCTTCTCGGAGCATATGCAGGAATCGGTAATGCATGGACTATGTATCCTGCCTATACAAGTGCTATGTCTGCTGGCAATCTTGTAACCTCTACCTCAGATGAAGCAAGTGAAACACCAGCACAAGAAGCGCACGAAGACTCTATGGGTCTTGGTACCGCTAACGGCATGGGTGAAGGTGGCACAGCAGCAAGTGCAGCAGGTGCTGCAGGCGGGTCTCCTGCGTAATGTCAAAGTACAAACCACGCAAACAACCAAACATTCAAATTAGGACTGATCAAGAACAGGCTGCTCATAAGATTGCTACACATCAATACTCCGCTGAAGGTATTGGGGCTTTGATGCAACTTCCCCCAAGTGGTGGTCCACGTCCATTATCAAAGAAGCAGTTTAAAGGACACGATCCCATTAAGTATTTAAAGGAAGAAAATGAGTAAACAACTTAATCGTAAAACTCTAATGGTGAATCAACGTCGTGGAATTAAACAAGAATTTCAGTATGTTCAACCAATGATTAAATCTGTAGCAAATCCATCAGTTGTTACATGGTCTTCTCCAGGGCGTGGAGTTGAAGGCGAATCTGTTAACTCTGGAGGGGAAAACTTTATAGTGAATAAGAATTGGAAACCGCTATAATTTAGCGAGGCCATTAACGTTCCGAGGGGAATAGTT